CAACGTTCGCAGCGGCGGAAGTGTGACTTTGTTCATGCCCGATGAACCAAACTCCCCCTTGCCCAAGGTGATAGTTATGCGAATGTCTCTTTGGATATAAGACGGAATTGTCGATTGCGTCGTGACTGGGCCGGGGGATGTGATGGTTTGGCTCATGCTGCCCCCGGTAGTTCAGATGGCAGGAAATAGTAGAGTAGAAACTGTGACCCTAACCCAGTGTAAACCGGATCGGCACCGACCAAAGGATTGCCCAACGATTGCATATCGACAAACGCAAGATCGCCAATGAAACCTAGGTAAGCATCTCGCACGATCAAGTTCTCATTCTGACAAATAACACCCCCGATGATTAGGGCGTCATTTACATAAAGTTCAATGAACATGCCGGTAGATTTCTGGGAAACCGTAATCGTGCAAGCCTGATTGCTTAGGTTTGCGGTCACGGTTTGCGCGGGCAATGGCCGAAGCGGAATAATCTGCGGCATCAGACTGGCCCCCGCGCCAATCCGGTTGTCGGCTCCGGTTGAACCGCCCCACCGTTTGCTGGGTTTGCCCCACTTGGGGATGCCGTCGCCGTGCTGCTAAACTGAGATGTGCCAACCACTCGAACCTGTTCAACCCACACATCAATGACAAGCATCGTCACGCCATGGCGCTGCGACCGACGAAAATCGTGGTGGATTACGTTCACGCTTTGGAAAGTGAACTCCGGCATGACCAGCGTGTAAAGTTCCAACGATGACTGAGCGGCCCGAACGCTTTGCACAAACGCAGTGCGGTTAGCTTCCGATCCCGACTGGACAAACCCTATGCGCGCGCGGAAAGGCTGGGAAACTTTGTTATACGAGACAAAAGCTCCTTGCTCTTGGGGCGCGGAACTGATGGCGTTGTCCTGAGAAAATTCCAGACCGACAACTGGCGGCGTTCCATTTCCCAACAGAGCCGACGCAACACCAAACCCGGACGGGATGTCGAGGCTGTTAGACACAATGACGGGGTTGCCCCCGCTGTCATACAAGCCCCATTTAGGCCCAGAAAATAGACCAATGACCTGCGCCACATCCGCCAGCAACAATCCAACAGTGCCAAACGAAAAGCCCGGCTCACGCGCCACTGTGGGCACGCCAGCCGTCTTTGGCACGTTTGGATAGGGCGGCATTGGAATAACCGGCATAGCCATTATCGAAGCCCCCGATTGCCGTTCACAGTTAATTCCTCAGACACCGCGCCCATGAATTCACGAGCATGAGATTGGGGGTCATTGGAGGATGTATTAATTATCACATTTCCAATTGTCACCGACGATGGTGCAGCGCCAGCGGCGGCAGATGGCGCAAAACGCGACGACGCGGGCGGGGTAAATCCTGCGATTTGATCGGCGTTAACCACATGCCCAGCGCGGTTCTTTTCTAAACCCGGATCACCGCCGCTCTCGTATTGAAAGAACACGTTCGCGGCTTCGTATGGCGTGATTTTTCCGGCCTGCAATTGCTGAAGAACGCGCGGGTATTTAGTTTTCAACTCGTGAACAAGGAACCCGTAGTTTGCCTCGTCCGACGCGTAGTCTAATTTTCTGGCGTCGGCGTAGGCTTCGAACGCGACGCGGCGGGGTCCCGTCCACTGTGCCCAACCAAATCCACCACGCGTTCCCTCGGCAGGGTTCTTTTCATTGATACCGCGAACGCCGCTTTCAGCCCAGAGGTTGGACATAATCCCGGCGGCAGCTTCTTTACTAATGCCGAGATCGGTCATAAGGCTATCACGGATACCGGCAATACGTTTTTGCTCTTGAAGGTTCAACAGGCTGGGCGTGGCGCTGGATGATGGGCCGGACGAGGTGCCCCCCATCCACGACGGCAACCATGGTGACACATTATGGCGCCACCATTCTCGTTCACGGGCGAGTTGTGCCTTAGCCCTCTCGTTCAAAGCGTCAGCCTCGGCTTTGGGTAAACCTTCCCCGCTTCCGAGCCCCATCAGTGGAATGGCCATGCCCATCAGCGACATAGCACGAGCAAAGAAAGCCATGACAGTGCTGAAATTCAACCCCGCGATTGTGACGAGGTATCCCGTAACTGCCGCCATAGCCACCAATGCTTTTGGATCATTGGCGACGATATCGCTCAAACCCTTGGCAACCGCCGTAAGTCCGGGGGCCATTTTGTCGAGCATAATGTTGCCCGCGCCTTTCGCGGCCTGTTCCAATCCGACAAATGCGGACTGCATCTCTTGCATCCGCGTGACCATTTCTTCGGTCGGGACGCCTAACTTGTAGCTTTCAGCCAACTGGCGGTTGACTGACGCGATGCCACTCATTGCCGTGTTGATAGAACCTTGGTCTAACCCAAGCCCTTTGCCGATCAGGTTAATAAGCGGAACGTCGTCTTTATGATCCTGAGCAAATTTGACGAATTTCATGTAGGTTTGCATGGCGTTGTCGCCACGCTCGCCACCAATCGGCGACAGGTAAGATATCAGCGGAGACGTGCCGAATACCTTGAATTTCTCCATTTCGTCTGTAAGATTGCGGAACGATGATGTGGCAGCTTCCGCGCTTCCGCCGTTGCGCTCCACCATATTGCGGAACGCGGCCAACTCGGGAACGGCAATGCCGATGTTTCGGGCTTCGCGGCCCAACGCGGCCAGTTCCGTGGTCGATGACCGTATGAAACTCTCGAGGCCGCGACCGCCCATTAGGACGCCCATCAACCCGAGGGCTTCGTTCTTCACCGATGAGAAGAATTGTGCCGCTTGCTTACCGCGCGCTTCGAGTTCCGTCGCAGTCTTGGCGCTTTCATCGCGCAGCGTTTTTTGGTCGGTCTTGGCTTGGTCGATGCCGGTTTTAAACGCTTTCGCGTCCAAGCCCAGAGTAACAGTGAGCGCGTCTACGACATTAGCCACGCTCAATCCTCCTTCTGTGCTGCGACCCAGGCGTTGTGTCGGTCTACCGCGACAATTTCCAGCATCTTATAAAGATCGGCAACTCCATACACGGTTTGGAGTTCGTAAAGCGTCGCCAGCCCCGCCGAAATTACGATGGCGATGGATCGGGGGACGTTGACGTATTCGGCCCACTGTCGGCTGCCATGATCGCCGCGAACATCTGCCGGTATTCCAAGAGGCGCGCGGCCAGAGAAAAACCCAAGTGCAAAGAAAGCACCTCCTCACGCAGTTGGAACCGCGTAGCGACTTCCTCGATCTGCCCGGAAATCAGGTTAGGGTTTGTGATCGGCACACCTGCCGGGCTGTCCATCGACACGACACAAGCCATCATCTCTTGCATCAGAGGCTTAACCTCTGCGTGCGGGGCTTTCCCCAATCCGCTGAGGATGGTGCCAATCCCAAGAACCACAAACGCCTGAAACCCAGCCTGGAAAATGTAGGGCGGCACATCAATGCCACCGCGCGCAATCAACATAATCGCACGCGTCGCCCAATCCTCGGCTTGTTCCGCTGGCATCTCGCGGATGGTAAAAGTCTTGCCCTGGTCACGACCCTCGGCTGTGATTGTGACCGTTGCCTCGCGCCGCGCCATTATCCTGCGGCCCCAATCGGAACGGCAATCACAGTCTGCCACATCACCTGAAACTTGCGCGGCTGTAGAACTTTGTGAGCATCCGGCAATCGCTTGGTGCGCGTCAGAATGCCATTGGACATGGTGTAGGTTTTGCCGACGCTGGTCAGCGTCACCACGCCAAACATCGGGAACACACCTGGACCACCCAGCCGGGCCGAAGCCTGTTGCGCAGCGTCAAGCCCCTCAAAGAAATCAATGGAGACGCTATCAGCCTGAAGCGTGAACGTTTGCGGCGTCGGCATAAACACCGTGCCACCAGACAGGTTTCCGTCCACACCCATCAGGGTTTCGGCGACAACCACATCTTCAGTATCGTAGATGTTATCAACCGAAAACCCCTGAAGCTGCTGCGGCACGGGCAGGAATAGCGGGACCGTCAAAAGGATGACAGCGTTAGCGGATGTGATGTCCATCGACGGACGCTCCTATTGGATCAGGACGGACGAAAGGTTGATGCGCTGGATCGACTGCCCATCCGTGTAAAGAAGGATAACGGTAGGCGACTGACGAGCCGCGCGAACCGCCGCCGTCGCAGGCTGGATCACCAGATACCACCCCTGCGTCGATATGATTTGATCAATCTTCTGACCAGCAATGGCATTCACCGCGACCACCTGCGTAGACGATAGCGGGACGTTCGGCGTGATAACGCCATTATTCAGCGCCGCCGCGACCGGGCTTGCGGGAGGCAAAGAGATCGCCGCGCCGGATGCTCCACCCGTCAACGCGGATCGGATTTGACCATAGCCGACGGGATTGTAGGCAATGCGCCCCAGTGCAGTCAGTAGGTTCATCAGCGCGACTTGACATTGATTGTTCAGCCAAATCTGATTGATGTAGCTATCGAACCACAAATACGGGCCGGAAATCGAACCGGGATAGAAGAAGTTCCAATTCGCCCCGGCAGTCGCGACCGCGCCGTAGTAGTTATACCCGTTGGCTTCAAGGTTCGCCGCGACCGTGGAACTGATGACGGACGGGACAATCCCCGATTGGCTCTTGTAAGCCGCCGTCGCACGTCCGTTGGTGGCGTTGAAGTTGAGAGACGCAGCATACCCACCGGCAAATGCGGCAAGGTGGGAAATGCTTTCCGCTTCCTCATAGATGCACACGGTGCCGGAACTGTCGGACGCCGCCAAGATCGCACCCAGGGAGGTAGACGCGGCGTTGCTTTCCGTCGGGGTAATGTCGGTATCCCACGCCAGATAGGCGTATCGGTTGCCCGTGCCATTTACCCAAGCCGCGAAAGCCTGCTTATTGTCATTCCCAGACGCGTCAGGATCGAACAACGTTTGGAATGTCGCCCAATTCGTTGTAATCGCCGTCATCGTCGGCATAAACGCGCCCGGCGTGGTGGCATCCGCACCCTGCGACAGAACTGCGCCCGTTGCCTGCGTTACCTTGATCGCGGTTGAAATTGTGCCCGACCCATAGCCAATGGTAGACCCATCGCCCACGGTATCGCTCACAAGCAGAAATGCCCCGCTCGTGCTGTCGTAGGTGCATGTCGGCTGAACGAGCACTATGGGGCCGCTGGCGCGCTGCTGCTTGACGGTAGTGACGTAGGTTCCCACTCCACCCGTGCCCGTCCCGCCGGTCGTGATGTAGGTTCCTGTGGTCCATGACCCGCCAGTGACTTCCTGCCCCTCGGCGAGCGCGCCAGTAGCAACGGCGGATACATCCATTGTCGTGCTGCTGATCGTCATCGACACGCCGGAAGCGGTAATCGACGCGCTTGCTACGTAAACGCCCGCGCCGCCAGTCGTGCCACTGGATTGGCTGATGAGATAGGTATTCGCCGGAATGGTGCCGCCCGTGATTGTGGCAGACGCCAACGTGCCGGGGTGGATAGTTCCACTTACGCTGCT